ATCGCTGTGGAGACATCAACCAGATTGGGCGGAGTATCCGGAGTTAAGGTTATGTTTAACGAATTTTGAATGGGCAGATGGACGTCCTTAAGAACCGCCTTGTAACCGCTTCTTTGGATATGGATAGTTACATCTTGCCCGGCACTCATCACCACATTCAGACGGTAGAACCCGTCAGATCTGGAAATCGCTGGATTCTGCGATTGTGCTCCTGCCGTAATCGTGCATAATGGAATCGCTCTACCCTTCGGATCACTAATTGTTCTCCAAACGAAAGTTTGTGCCGACAGAGGAGCGGTCTTCGACAGAAATACTGTGAACACCGACACCAAAACAATCGCTAGCCACCTCGTCCCACAACCAGCCATCGCGACCTTCTTTCTAGCAAATATGATGGCTATCGTATACGACCCTAACTAATAAAACCATTTCTAAACGAGGGCCTTTCGACCCTCGTTTTCTGGCCCGTTTTGACGGTTACGAGTGTTGAGTTAGATTGATGAGGGGATGTGTGCCTGCATCAGTAATAAAGCAAGAGTTACGATGATAGCCAATGAAGCCAACTTCTCCCGTATCTGCATACCGCTCATTCAGTCGCAGGATGGAAACATCGCCAGCGGTACGGAGTACGTATGAATCCGTCAGTGAGCCGAACTGGACAGCACCAACGACTCCAGCTGCAACGTTGGGATGATACTGACTGATGACCACAGGACGACCTAGAATCGTGTCCAGAGTGTCAGTATTCACGGATGGCACGAACAGCGGACGTCCAAACGAGTCGAGCACACCCAAGAGCAGGCCACGGCTCACCGAGTTCATGACCCATGAAGCTGTCGCCACGTATGCAGGATCGAGCTTGCTGTAAAGGCCAACGAAATCTTCATAACCGAGTGCAGTAGGAGCAGCAGAAGTGACGCCAGCAGTTGCGCCAGTGATGATGGACTGGAAATTGCCACTGCCGCTGCCAGTAACGATCAGGTTGGATAGACCACGCGCAATACGCTTACCGAAGGCAGTACGAATCCAGCTGTCCAGGTCGAAATAGCTGTCCTCAAGTTCTGCGAGACTGATCTTGATAAGGCCAGTTGAGAGGAAATCGACATTGTTGATGAACCCGGTGAACGTCGGATCAGCTTCAGTGACAGCGACAGCTTCACCAATGACGGTAGAAACCTGAGCCACATCATTCACCTCTGCTACTTTGAGCGGTTCACCGTTGCGGGTTTTCTTCTGTCCCACAGCAACAGTCAGCTGTCCCCACGCCTTCTGAGCTTCGATGATGGTTCCCATGAAGTCCTGAGCGATCACCACACCTGTATTCGCGGTGGTAAGGTCACGCTGCTCACGGAGCACATTGGTGTCACGCTTGCCATATTTCAGATAGTCGGTGAAAGCAGCTTTCTCCGCTGCACGAGTCTCATCAGCAGCAGTTGTGCCTTCACCAGGCTGCGAACGTGGAGGACGACCAGCAGAACGCTGCTCAGACTGATCCTTTGCAATGCGCTCCTCAAGAGCAATCTGTTCATCAATCAGGTCTACGTCTGCAACCATTGCAGCAGACTGTGCTCGATCTTCCTTGGTGACATCCTTCTTCGTGACAAGCTTCTGAGCATCGAGCAGGAGTTTAGTGCGCTGTTCTTTGAGTTCTTTGATCTTGGACATGATGTGTTGCCTTTCGTAGGTAGGGCACAGGACAGCCACACACCGCGCACGGCGGGTCTGGGTCCAGGCAGTAAGGACTTAGTAGGTAGCTGGGTTATCGCCGTTGGGCGAGTGCAATACGTGTGGTCAGTCGCCACAGGTCCAAAAACCTTGCAGACTCATCACCATGTTGGCAGTTAGGATCGTCACAGTCAGGGTTGCTGCAATCAGCGCAGTCACCTGCTAGACACTCAGGACAATCACAGTCGCAATCGCCATCGAGAGAACGAGTGAGCAGTGATCGCAGTTCGTGAGGACAGCTACGGATACTCACATCGGTTTGAGGATATGCAGGACTGCTGCAAATGCTGATTTCGAAAACATCAATCTGCTGTAGAGTTCGTAGCAAAGTTCCGTTTTCATTAGTCCAAGCGTCTTTGTTGGTTCGGAAACCAAAAGAACAGCCTCGGATATCGCCTCTTTCTACTGATACGGCCAAATCATTTGCATAACTCGAACGAGGATCTAAGGAACAGCTGAAGGCCACACCAAGGGCGTCAGTGGATAACTTCAGAGTTCCTGAAGAGGAGCGGGCAATCACGTTTGACGAGTTATGGTTGTTCAGACACAAAATGTCTTGAGAGTTCAACGTCGCGGATACTGCTTTAGGGTCCACAACCTCCACAAACCCACCCAAATCAAGACTGCGCACTCCGAACCTGATTGCATACCCTGAAAGGGTTCGTGTGCCATCTGATGCCGGGGTAGATATCCGTAGCTCATGAGCAGGCAGATACCTAAGTTCAGTTTTAGTTTTCATCTTTCACAACCATTTCTGTGATTGCAGAAGGATCGAGTGGATCTAAAAGCCGTCCTACATTCTGCATATTCACTTGCACCATCCGAACATCGTCAGCAGCATCAGCACTAGCAGGCAGTCCTAAGATCCTCCGCCCATCATTTGCGCTGAGCACACCCCACTGTCTGCCACATGCAATCAGGCTTACCTGAGCCGCCGTGTCACCACGCTGTCTCTCTGATAGGTCGAATTGAACAGTTAGTGTGCTGCCTTTGCCAGGATCACGAGGCATAAGCTTTTTCACTACTTCTGCCTCAATACGAGAGAGGATGGGTCGCAGCGTGTCAGTAATGAAGGCTAGATTCATCTGTTCAACGTTGCTATTGGAAAGCTTCTGCTCAGAGCCAACCATGTGTACCGGCACCCTGAAGATGGCGCAGATGTCAGAACGTTGATGTACTCGGGTCTCTAAAAACTGTCCCTCTTCAGGCGTAATGCTCAGAACCTTTATATCCATGTCTTGATCAAGGATCGCAACACGGTGTTGGTTGCTTCCAGACTGAAGTTCTTCCCAGCCCTGTCGCATCTTTACTTTGTCTTCAGGTTTGTATTTCTGTTTGGCGAGTAATGCCACATTCGGTGTTGCATAATTTGCAAACAGTCTTGATCCAAACTTTTCTGCGGCGGTTGCTAATCCCAACGCACGAGCAGCTTGCATGATTGGACTGAGACCAACAATCCCATCCCACGACATTAGTGGAATGTGGAGCATATTGGCAGCGGGAATGATTCGCCTGTTCCCACCTGTTTCTCCGTCCTGAGTCTCAAACGCAAGATCACCATTAGGAAGACGAATGGCTCTAGTTAATCGAGGATTCAATGGCCACAAACCGATTGCAGCACCATCAGTGGTTCTCTCAATTTCGCTATAGCTATTACCAGTCAAACTCAAATGAAATGTGACTGTCTCCCAGTACATGTAAGCGGTCATTTCGACGTTAGGAGCGATAGCCAACAGAGAGTACAGGGGGTCTACAACCTCACGTACCAAACCGGTTGGTGTCACTCTTAACAGGCGCAGAGGGAGACTGGCTACCGATTCACTCAGCACGCGGACGCATCCGTAAACGGTGCTTATCTTCAGCGCAGTTTGATCGTTAATCGTTTCGCCTGCGTCGGTACTTCTGCCGCCATCAAACATCCATTCCCAGCCGCCTGTGAGACTGAGTGGAACTGATGGATTGTCCAATGGATTGGCGCGGATTTCCGCACCTAACCTTGATCGAAGCCAAGGCAAAATTTTCATAGGGTGCTCTTTCTGATTTTTATTTGGTGATTTAGCGTCTTGAAACTCTCGCGAGAGGCCGCTCGTCCAAAGTCATATCCTCGGCTAGGACAGCGGGAAGGCGAACATCAGAAGCTTCCGATTAGGGGTGGTGTTTCTTACTGCCCCACTTTTTCCCGGATGCAACTCCGGCTCCAATATCTGCATCAAGAACACCAACACACTCATGGCTTTCTCTCAGAGCCAACCAAGATCTTGGGTGAGCTTTATCAGAGGCTCACCATTTTTTTAAGTGGGAAACGCAGATGAGTTTCTTGGCATCAAAATGGATTATTGACAGCGGGGACTGTGGTGGTTCCTGCGTCGGATTTTTTGGTAGGGCACTCTTGGGCAGAGGTTGGACACCTCTGGCCTCTGCCTGCTTTTTCTGGTTACGGTAGGTTCTCACTCAATCAAGCTCATCCAATTCTGCCCATGCCTTCTCCTCTGCGCTCACTACGGTAGGCGCAGGTAGAGGTTCCAAGCTCATTTTGACTCTGTCTAGTGGGCTGAGCCCAATCTTAGCCAGCACAGATGACAGAGCGTTCAAATCGGAAGTTTTGTATTCACTCGTCCGCATCTTTGCGATGAGCCGGACCACAACCTCAACGATCACCCTGTCACTCTTCGTAAGCAGGTTCGGTGGGGCGATCCTTACTGTCTCTGCCCATATACTCCGTTCCAGAGCAGGAAGGTGCCTTGGTGCCGCACCAATGGGCGCTGAAACAATCGCGAGAGCATTGATTCTGCCCTGATACTTGCTCAAATTGTGTCTCAGGGTTCTATCCCCTATACCTGTAGTAACTGTCCAAATTTATGATTTTGGACACGGAGAGCATATTTATTTTCAGTTGCTCAATCCGTGCAATTTTGCCGCATGGTTCTCTTAAATCCAGCTTGTTAACAGATTGTTCGTTTAGTTGTTTTTCATGTGTTTAACAGGTTGTTGGATAATTTGAGACGCAGGAAGGTAGAGGTTTTCAACTCGTAACCTGTTCACCCGCCGCCAATGATTGCTCACTGGATTTGTCAGTCTCAAAGAACTGACTCGCACCAGACTTATCAGATCTGGGTTTGGCTCTACGCACACTATGCGCACAACCGGCAACCAGCATACCCGGTAGGGCATCTGGCAACTTCCGCTTCCCATCCAAAGTTTCACGATTGCATCACGCCTTCCTGCTTCGCTAGGAGTTCCGGCATATGTGATTGGTGTCTCTGATTGAGGTACTGAGAAACATTAATGCTTGTTCCCCTATACCCGTAGTAACTGTCCAAATTTGTGATTTTGGACATCCAAGCCCGAAACAGTTGAAAATAAGTGGTGCAAATCGCGCAGAGTATGATATAAAAGATTCATCCCTACACGTAGGGATAGGGATAAGTGTCTGTATTTTAGGCAGTTCTCTAACCAGCGTACACCGGAGAGAACATCCTACGGGACAATCGAAGACCACGCGGAAATATGACAGACGTGGTGAAGAGCAAGCGGTGCTAGCGGTAAACCGTAGCCCAGTACCTGAATATCGGTCTGGGGAGAGTCCGCCCATGACAACGATGGGAACCAAAACACACATGTTTTTGTTGTCTGTCCTGCAATTGGGATAGACCTGACCCTTGTTTGTCCATTTGACATGGACCGAACCTATCGGAGAGACCGTTTTATGCTCGTATTGACCGCAACTGCAACTATGCCCATTGAGGGTACACGCACCCTTGGCTCCAAAAAAACCCAACGTACTACTAAACGCACCCTCAAAGACAAAGAGGCTACTGCCCAACGCCTAAAACAGGAGCTTGAGGCAGACTTAGCCTATACGGCAAGCCAGGTTCGTCACATTCCACCGTCACCATCAGGCAGTAGTAGAAACCCCAATCACGTCCTGGCATTCAACTTTGTCAATAATCACTTCCTCAATCGAGAGGAACATGACGTGGCAGTGGCTATTGTTGAAGAATGGAAACCTCAACCCTTGGAAGGGGCAAATCTGGAAAGGTGTAGGGAAGGACAACACTAACCGAGTATGGACCGGTCCTGTTCACTTTGATCTGGTATGGAGTGGTACTGATTGGCTGCCCTATAAGACCCCGCAATCTGCATCAGTTGACCCATGTGCTGTTGAATTCAATTTTCCTACCGCAGTCATGAGTGAGGTCATCGTGGGATGGGATGGTAAGGCAGTCCTGATAGCGAAGGAAACAGGAGAGCGCACTGCGCCGATAAAGAAACCCAAGACACTTTATGGTGCCTCCAGGCTGCAAGCTGAAAAAGAACTGAATGCTGCTTATGTTCTGTACGAGAAAGACCCAGAGTATAAGGAAACGTTCTATCTGAAACTCTATGCGTACGTGCGCTCCACTCGTTCCAACGCAAGTTATGTGAAATTGGTGAACCGTGCGGAGATGTATATAGACGCAGGGGATATCCTTGGTGCATTCCTGCTCAAGATTACAAGCCTGATTGAGAATGGCAAATACACACACGAAGGAAAGATGGAGAACTGGTTAGGCTTCCACTGGGGCAACTATCACTTTCCTGAGGTGCAGACCGAGATCAAAAGCTATTTGGATCGCAGCATATATGTGAATCAAACCGCAGTGGGCCGTGGGGGTGACGACAACGAAGACAAAAATTTCGAGCATCAGAACCACTCTGTTGCAATCAAGAATGTCCAAGAGGAACAGGTAGAGAGGGAGCAGCACAAAGGGTATTTCTTTCCAGTCTCCAGAGATCGTCTCTTCCGAGAGATGAACCCAATCACTCAAGACATCGTGAGGATGCTCTGTGAGGGATTGAGCATCACTGAAATAGCAGCGAGAGTAAACATTTCACCTCGGCATATTAGACGCGTTGCGACAGAAGAGGGTGAAGATGCACTGAATAACGTGCTGTCCACTCTGCAAGCGTGTGCCGATGAAGACAACGTGTTGCCGTGGCCATGCGGGGTTGGGGAAATCCAGGCGAGTGCTGAGGATGTCTTTGAGCCCCTACTAGGCGTACCAGAGGCCGCCAAGCTGCTCCGTATCCATCCCAAAACTCTTCAGGCCCTCG